CATGGTCGAGCACGCAGCTCGACCATGTCGCGTCCCATCCGTAAGCGACATGGTCGAGCTGCGTGCTCGTGAGCCTGTCGATACTGACGTAAATCGACGGAAGATCAACCGCCGACGTCATGTCAAGCAACTGTTTATCGAGCGCCTCCGCGCTGTGTCTTACGTTGTCGTCTTGAGCGATTGAGTCCGGAAGTAAGTCGCTCAGCCTTACATCCGCAAGCCCCTTACTCATCCTTGTAGCCCTCGTAAACGATCTTTACGCCCGTGCACTGCGCGACCTGGTCGCTTTCGAGCTTCTGGAAGTCAACTGGCTTCATCGTCGGGTTGTCGATACGCGAAGCTCCCGCCTGCATGACGTACTGAATGAGCCTTGCGGGGAGAATGTCGCGACCGATTTTCCCCTGCTGCCACACACGGTATTTTTCGACCGCCTTTTCGACATCAGCCTTGATCTGTTCAGCACGAGAACTGTCCTCTCGACTGATCCAGTAGTGAAGCTCGAGGTCGTAATTCACGGCCTTTGGTGCGAGCACCTTCACGAAGTCCGTCAACGGGCGGATCGTTTCATCGCTCAAGTACGCCGCGATTTGCTCCAGCGTTTCCTGAGACGGCAATTCACCTCCCGCAAGCAAGACGTACACATCGACCTCGCCGGGCGTCGGAGAAGTCACAGAAACGTCCAAAACGGAGCTCGATACGCTCTTCGCATGGTAGACATACGCCTTCTCAGGTCCTGCAACGGAGAAGCTGTTCGGCGCGAGTCTGATGCGTTCGGCAAGGGACTCGTCGCTTTCTGCTTCAGAACCGCCCGTCGTAATGGTCGTGTTCTCGGCTTTTGCCACGAAAGTCATCGGCTTGACGATAGTGTTGACCTGCCCGGCAAGGTAGTCGTTGCCGACCGTCCCAGCAACGGTGCAGGACGCCGTTACGCTTCCCGTCAGTTCGCCTTTCGGAATGTCAAGTGCTTTGTCCGTTGCGAAGGTCACAACCCCGTTCGTCACCTCGGTTCCTGCAGGGATCGTGTAGACCGTCGCCAGAGCCTGCGAAAGCGTGAATTTGATCGTCGTGACGGCCTTGCTTTCAGAAAGGCGCGTAACGCTCAAAAGCGTGCCGAGTGCATCGAGGTAGCCGTCCTGAGCATATGAAAGCAGGTTCTGCTGCGCCGCCAGATTCACAGCCGTGCGCTGTTGAATGATGACGGCAGCAAGGCTCAAAAGGTAGAGTCGTACTGGGTCGCCCGCCGCGAGGGTTCGCCCACTTGCTTGTTCGTACCCAGTGATAATCTCGGCCTTGATGGTCTCGGCGTCCGTTTCAAGGAATTCAACCGCCGGCAAGTGCCAACGGGGAATTGTTTCAGCCATGTCTTATTCCTCCTCTCCGATTTGCACAACAACGCGCGGTTTCAAAATGCCGTCCATTGCGCTCGCAGTGTCCTCGTCAAAGTCGACAGACACGACCGTTGCTCTTGGCTCGTACTCCTCAATCGCGTCAATCACCTCAGACCGCATCAGCATCTTTGCAACCGGCATTGGTTTGTCGATATGCGCCCACGTCAGCCCGAAGTCTCGGTCCAGAGGAACGGAGCCCTTACGCGTGCTGAGGATCGTCCGCACGTTCTGCAGAATCTCTCGCACCTCGTCCGACGGCGCGAAGTCGACTTGACTTGACAGCGTCACTGTGTACTGAGCCATTTATGCCGCCTCCTTCAAGGTGATGCTGACCTCTGCTGACACGCAGATGCCGAAGTTGTTGTGATACTTTCGCTCTTCACCGATTGATTCGATGACGAACTTACCGAGATAATCTGGGCCGATGAGCAAACGCTCAGCCTGTTTCTTCTCGAGCATTTTCTTGAGCTGAATTAGCGCTGCCAAAGGCGGAGTCCCAAGCATCGAGTTCAGCTGAATGTTGAAGCTGACCTCTGTGAGTCCTGGACCGATGTATTCAAGAACGGGTTTCTGGCCTATCACTTCGTGCGTCGCCCATCGAACCGAGCGTGAAACTGACAGGTCCTTGAAGGTGAATGTCACTGCACTACTGCAGAGAAAAGGCAGTTTGCCGAAAATGCCAACTGCGCTGAAACCCAAGCCCATAGGAAAGCCCTCCTTTCTTATTTCGGCTTGCTCACGTCGGCCCCGTCACCTTGTTCAGTGTGAACGTGGTTCATGAGGCTGATGCCGCCTGCCTTAACGTCACCAGAAGCGTCAACCTGCCCCTGCAGATTCATGTCCCCGGTAACGGACACTGCCGCGCCAGAACCACCGCTGACGGCAAGGCCGCCCTTCCCGGTAATGAGGCCCGTTACATTCAGCGCACCAGTAATGTCCGTTTTCGGCGTGTCAAGCGTGACGCTCGACGACGCATTGACCGTCGCCGTTGTGCAATTGATCGTCACGGCGTTCGGCACCGTGATGGAGCCGTCCTGGCGGTTGAAAACAATCTCCGTCCCCTCAATCGTCACCGTGAGCTTGTGCTCATGACGGTCGTAGCAGACGCGCGTGTCGTCATCGAAGACAACCGTGCGTCGATTCTCGGTCGACTCCGGAGGCGTTACTTCGCCCGCGTAAATTGAACCGAGAATGACGCCGTCTTCCTGCCCTTCACCAAAGAAGAGGACGATTGCATCTTCACCGACGTCCAGCATCGCAAAGTCGTGATTTTTGAGCGAGTTGCGCTGAAGAATGGGGAGGTCGTAGCTCACGAGTCCATCTTCGTCGTCGAAAACGACGCGAGCAGTACATTTCGCAGGATCGATGCTCGACACCTCACCGATCTTGATGAGGCTCGGCACCTCAGGAACTTTCCAAAGTGCGTCCATGCCGCACCTCCTCAATAGTTGTTGTTGACTCTCCGAACGGAAATCGATGTCACGTACCCGCTCGTAGAAACCGAGTGGGACGCGCTTTCCACAATGAAATTTCCGTCGAAACTTCCGAAGCCCTTCAGAATGATGACGACACCCGCCACAAGAGACGTGTCGCCGACAAGAGAAAGACTGCCGGTCATCTTCCGAAGGTTGAGCTTGCGAAGCGTTGCTTTAGCGATCCGCTTCGCTTCGGAGATCGAAGTCGCACGCTTCTTAACCTGGTATTCCTGACCGTCGTCATCGGCGTCCGGATCGACGTAGGTGTACGTCATGACGGCAGGATTTTTCTTCTCAGGAACGGCGTCGATGTCATACTCGTTCGACGTGTAGCCGCCTGCGGAGGACTTCTTCTTTTCCTTAGGGTTGCGGTATGAGATCGTGCAACTCTTGTACGTCTCAGACTGCTGCGACTCGAAGTCCCACGAAAGGATGTCCGAGACGCCCAGCGTGAGCGTTTTGACGGGCTTCTTCTTTTCATAGAATGCTTGGTCGAAAATCACAATCTGCGAGTCCGTCACCTTGATTGAAAGGCCGGCGTCTTCACATAGGCGGGAGAGAAATTTCAGGTTGCTTTCGGCCTTCTGATCCTGTCGGTCGTAGCTCGGGTTCTCCTTCGAATCGAAGAGGAGCTTGACTTTCGCAGCCGCCGCAATTTCCTGAGCGATGCCCTTGAGCGTCTTTTTCTCCCAGGCCTTCGTGATCATCTTGCGACGAATCGGAGTGTTCATCGGGATCGACACGGCCCGCATCTCGAAGACACGAGGCGATCCACTGGTGCGGAGAGAATCGACGAAGAACTTTCCGCAGAAAAGCTCGCGCCCCTTCTTCCCGTCAACCGTCCCCGATGCGATGTAGGCGCGGACGACTTCGCCGCCGTCCGGCTTCCACTTCGACGCCCACTTTCCCGTCGGGTCTTTGAGCGTGAGGCTGATTTCATCCGCCTCGTTCGTCTCTTTGTCGTCGTACGTGAAAGAGAGCAGGTCCGGCAGAATGTCCTCCGACACCGACTTGCCGGCTTCGGTGAAGAGGAGCCTCAAATAGGTCTGGATAGGTCCACTCATCGCGCACCCTCCTGACGTTTCCAAGGCGGCAGGTTCTCAGCAAACTCCATCGAGTCTGTGTCAATGTCCGGCACATTGAGCACAACGCCCGCACTGAAGAAAACCGTCTTCCGGTGCTGTAAATTCGCGCGGATCAGTTGGTCCATCAACGCCTCGGAGCCATAGACTCGCTTAGCGATGATGTCCCACGTATCCTGCGCGACGGTCGTGTACTGCTTCACAATGCAGCCTCCTTTACGCAAAAGATAGTCGCTGCTGATCCGCCAACAGACGGCGCAGGTCCTTTTCAAGCTGTCGGCGACCTTCATCAAGGCCGCGCTTCACGCCTTCGTAGGAGCCGCCTGAAACGTTGATGACAGGAGCGAAATTGACGGTGATGCCGCCGCCCATGCCGACCCCAGAGCCCAGCATTGACGAGAGCTTCGAGAGCGGAATAACAGCCTCTGGCTCTCCGCCTTCGCCGATGTTTGCAAGCGTGGAGCTCGTAGCGATGCCGCCTTCAGCAAGTTGCGGAATCTTCGGCAGGTTGACGCCGAACTTCTGCCCGCCAAACTTCGGCACCCAGTCAGGGATGTCAACGGAAATGCCATTGATCGCACCAATCGCTCCGTTGATGAGCGAAATGACAGAATTCAGCGGCGTTTTCGCTATGCCGACCAAGCTATCGAACACCCCAGAAAAGATGCTCTTGACTTTTCCCCAGGCAGAAGACCATGCGCTGACAAACTTCCCTTGCACATTCCCCACAAACTCGGAGAATTTGCCCCACAGCTCGCTGACCTTGGCCTTCACCACATCCCAGTTTTTGTAGAGAGCGACACCTGCAGCAACAAGTGCCATTACCGCCAAAATTGCCAAGCCAATCGGGTTCGTGAACATGAACTTCAGCGCTCCGCCGAGAAGCTTCACACCAATCGTCAGAGCCTTTAGCGCACCATTCATGATGACGCAAGCTGCACGCCAAGCGCCCATTGCCAATACCTGAGCCTTCGAGGCCGCTGTCGCGAGCACCGTGCTGTTTCGCATCAAGGTGATGGCCTTCTGGATGTTCAGGAAGCCCTTGTACATTGAGATGACGGGGCTCGCCAAAAGCGCGAAGACAAGGCGTAACGCATGAAAGGCAGCCACAGAGCCGAGGATCGCGCCACCGACCTTCATGGCCGTCAGAATTAGCGACTGATTTTCACTCACCCACTTGATGACGCCCTCGCTATTTTTCACGAAGGCTTCCGCCGACTTTCGAACAGCTGGAAGAAGAGCCGTCCCGATCCCGCCGGCGACTAGCTTGACCGCGTTACCTGCAATCTGCAGGGAATTCGAGGTCGTGTCAGCCCTGGACTGGAATTCCTTCAGCATCGAACCGGCATACTGAGCCGGATCGGAAATCATCGCAAAGTTTCCTGCAAGCAGGTCGCCCTGCTTGGCAAGCGTTGCCACCGCAGACTTCACGCCCGCTTCGTTACCGAATAGAGCGCCAATGATCGAGGACTTCTGGTCTTCTCGCAAGCCGTTGATGCGCTTGAAAACGTCCTGAATCGCCTTTTGAGCGTTTTCAGAGTTCGACGTCATCATGTGCGCCATCTTGCCTGCGTCGATGCCGAGCTCTTCCATGGCTTTCTTCTGTCCCTTCGTGGCGCCTTCACCGGACGACAAAGCGTTGATGAATGACATCATCGAGGTCGAAGCGACTTCTGACGACACAGACGCGGATCGGAAAGACCCGGCCAATGCAGCAATTTGCTTCTCGTTCATCGCGGTCAAGCCCTTCAGAGCACCACCGGATCGAGCAAGCACCTCGACGACGTCCTTCGCGGAAGCCGACGTGGTATTGCCGATCTGGTTGACGATGTCGAACATCGCCTTGCTCTGCTCGATGTTGATGCCCATCTTCGACTGAATGTCTGCGTATGCAGCACCGACCTCATCACCAGTCATGTCGAAAGCAATCGCCATCTGGTTCTGAATTTCGACGAGTTTCAAGGCTTCGTCAGCCGTCTTTGCGATGCCGGATTGGAAGGCGTTCGCGGCCATTGCCGTCATGTCTTCAGTGCTCTTCGCGTACTGTAGCGAGAGCTTCTGGATGCCAGAAAAGACTTGCTTGTAGTCGTCAGAGAACTTACGAAGCTCGGCCTGTTGGTCTTCGAAGCTCATCGCCTGCTTGACAGGAGCGCCGGCGGTTGCGGCAACCGTAGCGCCAATGCCCATAAGAGCGCCCGCGCTTGAAGACCGCATTTCGCTCATCTTCCCTTGGGCATCATTGGCCTTTCCGAGGCGCTCGTTGATCTTCGCGAGCCTTTCCTGCGTCGCACGCGCCTTGTCTGCGGCGGCAGCGAGAGCGTTCTGACGCTGAACGAGCGTTTGTATCTTCGTGCCGGTCGTACCCATCTGAGAGTCCATTTCTCGAAGAGACGAACGGTTTCGGTCTAGCGTGGCCCGTGCCCTTTCCAAGGCGTTTTTTGCTTCGTTTGTTTGCACAGCGAAGCTCTTACTCTCACGAGAGGCTACTTTGAGTTCTGCTTCAAGCGCCTTCGCCTTCTCCGAAGCGCGCGCAAATTTCTCAGCAAGTTCGCGTGTTGGCACGCCACACTTGGAAATTTGGTTTGCATAAACAGTCACGCTACGCTTTGCCGACGAATATTGCCGTGAAAGTTTCTCGGTTCTGGCATCCAGTCGATCAGACTGAGCCTGCATTCCTTTGAACTTTTTGGTCGCATCGATAACGCTTCTTGCATTTGCGCTGACCTCTTCGCGTAGCTTGACGAGCGCCCCCGTTTTTGCGGCCTGTGCGTTAAGAGCACCAAGCGACCTGTCCATTTTCGTGACCGTGTCGCCCGCTTTCTTAAAAGTATTCGAAAAGTCTCCGGAGAGCTTCCCCGCGATCTTGAAGGCGATGTCATAAACCTTCGACATGAGGTCACCTCCTTTCAAAAACAAAGCCCGCCGAAGCGAGCTTTTCGTACAAAAGAAAAAAGCCCGCCAAAAGCGAGCTCCATCTTTTCAAATTTGGGATGCGTTAGAAAATCAGGATGTACAGGCCGAAAAGAATCACGACCCATAGCAACACACCCAAAACCGTCATAACGCCTTCAACAGCGCCGTTCAGTAAACGCATAAACATCCAATCCCCTCCTTCAGTACTCACAGCATACCGTTGAAAGGGACAGAAGTCCCAGAATAAGCAACTCACTTTCGTTTATTTGCCTTCGCTTCGGCTTCTAGCTGCTTTGTTATCGTTCTGTTCCATGATGCGAGCTCAATCAATGGCTCTTGCATCCACTCAAGCGCACCGCCTTTCATGACGCGTGCGATGGATACCGCCGCCGACTTGACCTCGTCGTCAGGATCAGACCGTTCTGCAAAGCCGATCACCCCAACAAAAAATTGCTGACCTCCTGCCCGATTGCGCAGTAGTCCTTGGCGGGAAGGTTTTCCATGAACTCAATCGGAAGCTTCGCGGCCTTCGCAGCAAGGTACACGCAGAAGTCAGTGTCCACGGCAACCAACGGAGAAATATTCCCCGCACGCGCCCATTCGCGCTTCACCGCAGACACATCCTTGCCAGTAAGGACATCAAGGTTCAGTTCGATCTCCGTGTACTTCTGGCCTTCAAACTCATACTCCTTAGAGAGGATGTACTTCATGTTTTTCACTCCTTTGTTTTGGGATTGCCGGGGCACGGCTCATTCCGCCCCCGGCGTTGTGCTTTACGCCAAGCCCAGGTCCTTTCGAACACTTGCGAGCTTGTCTTCGCCGTCGAACTTGGCGATGAAGTTGTACTTGTCGATTTCGATGAGTTCCTTGCCATTCACAAGGACCTTCATGTAAATGACCTCAAACTCGGTTTCGCTGTCCGTCGTGGAACCGACCTCAAACGATCCGAGGGAAATGCTCTTCGGCGTCGCACGCAGAGAAACACGCACAGGAACGGAAGAATATTCGCCGAGCGCTGCGTCGTAGACCTGCTGCGATCCGCGCAAATCAAGCGCATGCGCCTTTTGGTTTGCGAGCTTTGCAAGCTCCGGCGTGATGGTGCGCCAGGTGAAGGTCGCAGTCATCGAGCCGAAGTGGCCGAGAATCGGGCTTTCAACTTCGCCAGCAATGCCGGCTCCACTGACCGTGTCACTCATCGCTTCGATGGACGGGAGGTCCACATTCGCGACGCCGAGCAAGTCGTTTCCGTCGTTGTAAACGCGGAAGTTAATCAGGCGCTCGGGCACCTTGTTTCCAGTTGCCATAATTCAAGCCTCCTTTTATTCAAACAGCGTCGAGAGATAGCTCGCGTCGTATTCAAGGATGAAATCGATCTCGCGATTCGGAGACGGCGGCGTCACGTACACATGGAAGCGTGCGATGCCGTCCATCAGGTCCGTCGTCGGGTTTTCGCTCTCAAGGAACTCCACGCGACCGCCTAGGATGTACTGGCGAGCCGCAAGCCCGTTGAGCCAAATGTTCGCGCTGTCAACAATCGTGTCAACTTGACGACGATTCAGGGGCGCATCAACGCGCTGCCAGAAGGTCTGCACAAACGTGTTGCCGACCCAGTTGAACATGCGTCGAACCGGAATGAAGGAATCCTTCACGTCCGTGTTGCCCGGGTAGCAGGCCATACGGTTGCCCCAACACACCCAGCCGCCGATGAAATTGAGCGCCGTCACGACGCCCTGGCCGTTCAGATACGCGCCGTTTTCAGGCCCGAGCCAGACTTCCTTGCCGTTCGCCAGGACCGTGGAAGTCATCTGGAAGTTATTGTTCGACGGGCTGACATACGGCGTGCTGTCGTTGTCACCGTCCACCTTGCCGATAAGGCCCATGAGCTGAGTACTCATGTGGTACGCCGTGCCAGAAAGGGCAAGCATCGGCCAACATGCGACTTGCGCCTCATCGACGACGTTATTGTTGTTCTTCCATTCAGCGACCTTCGAGTAGGAATCGACGGTGTCGGTCGGCACGTCAATCAGAGCGATCGCACGGAAATGCTCGTTGATGTTGACAGCCTTGGCCGCCATCACAGCCGCGACTTCAGGATCGCTCGAATACTTCGGAGCAACGATCTGCCCCGGGACAAGACGGAAGCGCGGGAAGCACTCGCTGACAAGTTCAAGACCGCTCTTTGCACCTTCAACGGAAACGCCGCCGATGATTTCCGACTTCGTCACAGCAGACGGATCGAGCTTCTCAACCGCCAAAGTCAGAGACGTGCCAACAGGCACCTTGAAGTTATCCTCGTCCTTCTTCGACGTGATGACAAGGTGCCCCTCATCATTGAAGGTCGCGACGAAATCCGTCCCTTCCTGATAGGTCGTAACTTCCTGAGAAAGTTTGAGAGTCGACAAGATGATGCCTGGCTCGGCAATTGTTGCAGAGCCCGTCTTAGAGTCAAGCGTCACCGTCTTTGCCGTCGCCGTCTTCTTGTGCTTCGTAGGATCAAGCACGTTAACAACGATGATCGGTGCGACGCCAAAGAGAGCGAACTGCGAATAAATCGCCTCACTCAGTGTGAAGTCGTACTTTTTCAGACCGCTCGCGCTGTCCTCGACCGGCGGCACGTAGCCAAAAGCAGCGACAGCCTCGTCATACGAGTAGCAGAGAACGGGCTTATTGACGTTGGTCGGATCGGTCATATTGACCGGAGCAGTCCCGACAATGAAAGGAATAGCCGCCTCAACCTGCACCGGCGGCAGGATAGAAGTCGGCACTTCGGAGATTTTTACCCCGTGGTTGTATGCCATTTGATGACCTCCCTAGAGTTCATTTTTGAGTTGACGCACATAGGCGTGCAGGATGTCGCCCTTCACGCCGATGCGCTTTCGCGCTGTCGCCAGTTCAGACACCGGGACAAAGAGACCGCGCAGGGCCTCACTCTTTTCGCGCATCGATACGATGTGCGGAGGAAACTCCCCTGCACGGAACACCGCATTGCGCATCAGTGCACCACCTCCTAGGGTCGGACCGATATAGACAACAGCTTCTCCCTTGGTGGTTTGCGCCTTTTTAGTTGTGGGTTTCTTCATAGTCATCAGAAGTCCTCCTCCTTATCAATTGGCTGCGGCGTGCGGATGTCCCACGCCGTCTGCATGTCGAGCTGCCAAAACGGATAGGGCTGCTCTGCATAGGTGCTCCATTTGATCGGATGCTTAAGCCGATACCGATTAGCAAGAACCATCCCAGGCAAGGAACACAGCGCCGTGCGAATGCGGGCCATGATGTTCAGGCAGTATTCGTGCCCGTCGTACTCTTCTGAGTAAGTCCCGACTATGATCGACACCTGCACTTCTGTGGAGTCCTGGTCGGTCGTACCCTCATCAGCCCGCACGAGAACGAACGGAAAATCGTCCTTCTGCCCTGACCGCTTCGGCGGTAGGTAGCCATTTATGATTTGAGGAGCACGAAGCTCCTCTTTCTCTTGTCCGCGTTCTGACTTCGTCGGCAAGGCGAAGTTCTTCACGGCTTCGGCACACAGCCCGCGAAGTGCGCGGGTCAGCTCGTTTTCGACCATACGAATCACCCCTTGTGTTTGGTGTATTTGTTGGTTTTCCCACCGCCGAGGAGATAGCCGGTTTCGTGATCCAGGCGCTTGAGGAAGGTCTCCTGCATCGTCTTTTCGACGTTGTCTACGACCTCGTTATTCCCAGACAGCACCGGAATGGCTGGACCGTAGACCTCCTGCACAGGAAGCGAACTCGTATCCAAACGCTGAAGAATCTTTCCCCGGTAGACGAACGACTTACCCAAAGGCTTCAAGCCTCCCCGTGCCTTGACGGCGACGCGCACCGGCTTTCGTGCATTGCCGGTCGTGTCAGTTTTCGGACGAGTCTTGTAATTCACCAACGGGATGCGAGGCCCCTTACTCGTGACCAGCGCTTCAAGGTCTGAGCGCGTCGCCTTATGGATGGTGAAGTTACGGCGAACCGTTGAAGCCTTGATCGTGTACTCCTGCCGGATCGTTGAGACCGCAGCAGAGCGTCCGGCAGTGGCCGCACGATTCATCGAACGACTGACGGCTGCCTCGTATCCGTTCGGAACTTCCGAGAGCAACTTGGCCGCCTTCTCAAGAGCGTTCTTGTTCCGCCCCTGCCCGTCGGAAACGATTACCTCTAGCGGTTTACTCATTGCTCATTCCCCTCCGTCACAATGACAAGCACGCCGCCCTCATTGCTGACAGACTTGACAAGATGAAGCGCGCCGTCGATGTTGAGAAGCTCGCCCTCGACCGGCGTTTCAATCACGCCGACTTCGACGTATATCGTCAGTTGGTTGACAAAAACGCCAAGGTATGAATCGTCGCCGTTCGCCTGCGTGATGATCTTGTCGAGAATGCACGGCACAACCTCATGGCCGATTTCGTGCTCCTCGGAAAACTCGTCGAGGTTGATGAAGACGTTCTGCACGTCAGCAGCAACGAAATCCTTGAAGGCACTCATCCCGCCACCTTCTTCGTCGTGCGACGCTTGACAGGTTGCTTGACTTCAACTTCTGGCTCATCTTCTGCTTCGGGAATCGGAGCAAAAGCAGCTTCCGGCGTCGGCAATGGAGCTTCTTCGACAGGGTCGTCCTCGACCTCATTCACGCCGACAAGCGCCAGATTTTCCTTGAGAAGCTGAAGGCCGACCGTATCGTCAACCTCGATCTCCTCACCTGCCGTGTAGCGTTTGCCGGAAATGAGAAGGTTTTCTAAAAGAACAACTTTCATTTCTGTCCCTCCTACGAAAAAGGGCAGGTCGTATTGCCTGCCCTAATTCGGTTTTTGTCGCTCTTAAGCGAGAGCTTCGATGACGTGGAAGCCGTGAATCTGCTGAATGATCGGCAGCGGACGGCTCTTGATCTGCACAATACGACCAGACGGGTTGGCGCGCTGAACCCAAGAATCAGGGACACGAGCGCCTTCGTAGAACTTGACCGCATCATCACCGGTCAAGGAAACCAGGCCGTAAGCAAGCATCGTCTTCGCGTTCGGGCTTGCGAGCATGCAGAGTTTTTCGGGAACCATCGGCTGTTCCTTGCCGGCGTCATCCGTGTACCACTCGTCATAAGAGTAGATGTCAAGACCGGAGTCCTTGAGATAGCCCCAGTACGTCACGCCATTCGGCAAGTGCTGCGGATCAATCGCGCCCATGTCGACGCGACGCGTATCGAGCTGATTGGCAGTCGTGAGCTTATCGAGGATCGTATCAAGCACCTTCGAGCCGCAGATCAGCTCGTGCGGCGTAAAGCCGCCGGACTGAATCATCGTGCGACGAAGCGTACGAAGATCGCCCATGATCTGGGCGGCGTCAGCAGCGTCCCACTTCGTGCCCAAAGTAGTCTTCGGCTGCTCCTTCGTCTCCAGGTGAGCCCAGTAGTTCAGAACTTCATCGTAGCCTTCGCCCTTGACCGTCACCTTGCCCTGGAAAAGAGCCTCGGCGCACATGACCTCTTCACGACGCGTGATGATGTCGTCGAGGTCGGACAAGTCCTTGCCGAGGATTTCGGCAGCACGCTGCGTCGGGCTCTTTGCGGAGTAGATCGTTTCGCCAGGCAGGCGCTTCAGCATGTCTTCTGCCGTCGTCACGCGCATCGGAGAAACTTCCGGCGCTTCGTAACTTTCCGTGCGGAAGCCTTCGCGCGTCAGCACGACACCGCCAACCTTCGGGTTGACGAAGGGCGCAATCTTGCGACCGCCGCGACCGATGATGTCGAAGTCGATCTTCTGGGTGTGGAAGGTCGGGCGATTCGTAAAGTAGCGATCGCGCAACCAGGTGGAATTGCTCTTTTGGCCTTCTTCGACCATCGCGAGCATCGTGCGAGTAGTAAACATATCAATTGCCATTGTTGTAGTCCCTCCTGAGATTTAGATGCTCGGCTTGAAGAAGATGCTGACCTGACGAGCAGACGGCTTGAAGTCCGCAACGGCAGCGCTGTTCTCAGCGTTAAAAGAAAGAGCATCTTCGTTGAATTCGCCGGTGAGATACACGGCAGCGACCTTGTCGCCGGAAGCCGTATCCACGTCCTCGGCAAGGACTGCATACACTGCAGAAATCGTCGTCTTCCCAGAGTCAACCTTGCAGAGCGTGCCGTCCTTATCAAGTAGAGCGCCGCGCTTGAGCACGCCCTGGCTAGTCTTGACCATCATGCTGTCAGCAACAACCGGCATGATCTGCGACGCAGCGAAAAGATTGTCGACAGTCGTCGTATGAGTTTCTTGCATTGCCATTTCTTCTTCCTCCTTTACTTGCGAGCGAAGGCGCGCGCACCTGCTTCAATGGCCGCCTTCATTTCGGCGTCCAGCTTTGCCTTCGCTTCTGCCTTCGGATCAAGGCCTTCATTGCCTTCCGATTCGATACCCTCAAGAGCCTTCGCGTCGCTCTTGCGATCCTTGAGCATCTGTGCGCCGCGAGCCTTGTCGGCCTTCAGGATCTGAACTGCAAGCGCTTCTGCGGTCGTCTTGCCGTCAAACTTCGCTGCGTTCACAAGGTCTTCATGACCTGCGACAGCGATGTCTTCGATCGCCTGGATGCGTGCGCGTTCATTCGTAGCGCCTTCGGCAATAGCTTCTTCGCGGATCGCCTGCACCAAGTCAGGATGTTCCGCTTTCAACGTTTCCAGATTCATCTTGTGAACCTCCTTTTGAACTGCGGATGCCTTGGGCTGTTCCGCGTGAATGAAGCCCTTCGGCGCATTCGCAAAGAAACGCGAATCTACCTTCAGGCCGTTTAACATGACGAAACCGCCAGAAGCCGTGTTCTTGACCTCCGTCGTTTCATCAATCTCATCAGCCAGACCGAACTCCACAGCCTCTTCTGCTGTGAAATAGGACTCGGCGTTGACCTTTTCCTTGATCTCGGCAACCGTGCGACCGGTCTTTTCGACATAGATGTCAATGAGGTTGTCCTCAAGCTTCTCCATGTCGTCCGCCGCCTTTCTCATGTCGTCCGTGTTCCCCCAGACGCCAGAGCTGACCTTGTGGATCATCATCATTGAGCCCCTCGGCATGACGACTTTCGCGCCAGGCACGCTCGTGATGATCGTCGCAGCACTCATGGCAGCGCCGTCAATTCGGAAGGTAATCTGTCCCTTATGCGCCTTTAGAAGCGAATAAATGGACAAGCCCGTATAGACGGCCCCGCCGAACGAATTGATCGAAATATCAAGAGGGCTATCGGACGGGATTTTTCGGAAGTCCGCGAGGAATTCAGCCTCGTTGAAGCCCTTCCCCCACGGATCGTCCTTCGACCCGCCGACATAGCCGAAAAGATCGAGCTGCGCCCGTTTCCCCTCGGCCTTGACGTTCCAAAACTTATTCTTCATCTGTTTCCTCCTTCTCCGGTTCCGTCATCGGTTGAGCCGGAGCTGTCGCACTCAGACCGTCTTCCCTGCGCATTGCCTCCTCGCGCTTTCGCACCGCGTGAACCTGGTCATACTTCATGCCGGTGAGCTCAGCCGCCTCGCGTTCTCGAGTGCTGAAGCCTTCATCGACACGGACCTTCGCCGCGTTGGCTTCCTTCAGCGGATCAAGCTGTCCCTGCGCATCGCCGAACCATTCGGCCCCGCACCAAGCTGCACGGATTGCCGGATCATCGAAGAAGCCGGGTGCTTGCACACGACCTTTCAGAACAGCCTCGGTCAGCCACTCCTCGTAGATCGGCTGACAGAAGTTCCCCACGAGCCATTCGCGGCGCATGCGGAACATCTTCCAAGCCTCCAAAAGCGAAGCCCTCGACGCGCTGTAGGACGCTGTGAAGTTCTTCACGAGAAGCTCGTAAGGGATCTCCAGCGCCGCACCGATCTGGCGACAAATAGCGATCACGAAAGGATCGAAGTTCGGATTCGGTCGACTCGGGTCCGCGATCTGGACCTCTTCACCTTCGTCAAGGGCGACGATCGACCCGTTACCCATTTCATAGGCGTTCGGGTCCTTGTCGACTTGCATCGCGGGATTGAAAGCCTGTCCGAGTGGAGAATCGGGAGTGTTGCTCTTGACGAAGACCGTGAACATTCCGGACACGACCGCCGCCATCAGCTCGGCTTCCGAATACCTTGAAAGTTGCTTCAAGGCCTCGATGACCGGAGCAAGCATCGGCACGCCTCGGCGCTGCGCAGGACGTTCAACGTCTGCCATGATGTGCAAAACATTTCTACGCCCCGTCGTTGTGCCGAAAGCCAGCACGCGCTTCCATTCCTGTTGCAGGTCCTGACCAATGCGAGGGATCGCGCCCGGATGATGTTTCGCCACCCAGTAGGCAACGGTCTCGCCGTATGTCCCGACCTCGATGCCGCCGAGGACATTAGCTGTCGTCGGAGGGTTCAGCGGATCGCACACGCGGTCGGCTTCGATGAGGCCGATTCGCAAGTCGTAGGCGCAGCCCTTGCGCGGGATGATCGGCATCGTCACAAAGACGTCGCCACTCATCAACGCAGAAAGGAGCACCAAAGACTGAAGCTGAAAGAACGTCTGCCGTCTTTCCGCATCGCAGTTCACGCTTTCAGACCACAGCCGCCATTCACGTTCGGTGTTTTCTTCCCACTCTTTCGCCTGCTCCTCGGTAAGGCCTAGGAACTTCGCATCGATCTGGGCATTCAGCGCAAGCCCGGACCCAACGACGTTCGTTCGAACGGTCTTGAGCGCGCCAGTTGCAAGAGGCGAACCCATATAGAGGTCGCGCGAGCGATTGCGAAGCGTCTCCAAGTTGTCAACGATGTCCGCGTCCGCGTCGCTCCCGCCGGATAGCCATCCCATAAGGGACTTCTTGGCGTATGAGCCACCGTGCCGCGAATATCCGCTGTTGAGAATTTCGAGCTTTCGGCGGGCTTCATAACGCTTCAACGCGCGCTCAGGACTGATCGCCCTGATTGCTTTGTCAAGCAGATTCATTTGCAAGCCTCCTTACAGGTCGCGAGGGACGGCACGCATTACACGTGCCCCCTTACGGCCGTTTTCGAGCTTGTCGATCTCGTTGCGCCAGTATTTGATGCGAGCTGCAATGTCTGAGAGCGAAGCTCTCGTCAAGCTACGCGTTCCGATTTTGTAAGACTGGCCAGAGGCGACCGCGCGTTCGGCATCGAGCCACATCTTCAGATTCGCGCGGGCCTCGTCTATGGTGATCCAAGACATTTCGATGCCTCCTTTGTTTGTGATTACTTGCAGTCGTTGAACGTCACGCCGTCTTCACGAACCGCGTCCTCTCCCGTCAAGTCCTGCCATCGCTTGATGATGACGTCGCAGTAACGTGGATCGAGCTCCATCGCCCGAGCCTTACGACCTGTGTTCTCGCAAGCAATGACGGTCGTGCCAGAGCCGGCAAAGCTGTCGAGAACGACGTCGCCCTTCTTTGTAGAATTGCCGATCTGATACTCAAACAAATCAACCGGCTTCATCGTCGGGTGATCCCCGTTCCTCAACGGCTTATCGAAGTCGAGAACCGTCGTTTGTTTACGGTCCGAGTACCAGGCATGCCCCGCGCCTTCCTTCCAGCCGTACAAGCACGGCTCATGCTTCCACTGGTAGTCAGAACGACCAAGAACAAGAGAGTTTTTGTTCCACACAAGGCACTGGCGCACCTTCCACGCGTTGTCTCGGCACGCGCCTCGGAAGTTGTAGCCTTCAGCGTCCGCGTGCCAGATGTAGAAAGACGCTCCTGGCTTCATGGCAAAATCAGCAGTAGAGAAGGCATCAATCAAGAACTTTCGGAAGTTCTCGTCCGACATGTTGTCGTTCTGAATCGTCAGCTTGTCTTTCGTCGCGCCTTCGTAGGCCACGTTGTAAGGCGGGTCGGTCAAATACAGATCGACGCTGCCTTCTTCGCACAAGCGAACAAGATCATCGATGCGTGTTGAATCTCCGCACAACAGCTGATGGTCCCCAAGGAGCCAAAGTTCGCCAGGCTTGACAACCGGGTCTTCTGACGGTTCCGCGATTTCCTCAGCGTCTTTCCCGTGCTCCTCGTCGTCATCAATCGAGCCGGTCCCATCAAGCAGAAGGTCGAGCTCTTCGTCAGAGAAGCCCATGACATCGAGGTTGAAGTCAAGTTCCTGAAGTTCACCGAGCTCGATGCGGAGAAGCTCCTCATCCCATCCGGCGTTCAGTGCCAACTGATTGTCGGCAATGCGCAGCGCTTTCTTCTGCGCAGCTGTGAGCCCCTTCAGGCGAATCGCCGGCACTTCCTTCATGCCGATCGACTTCGCGGCCATTGTTCGACCGTGGCCTGCAATGAGCTCGTTGTTTTCGTCGATCAAAACGGGATTTGTGAACCCAAACTCTTTGATCGATTCTGCGACTTGCTGTACCTGCTCGTCGCTGTGCGTTCGAGCATTTCGCTCGTACGCCTTCAGATTGTCAACGCTAACGTATTCGATCTGCGTTTTCTCTTGTCGCACTAGACTTGCAACTCCTTACACGGTTATTCCCTTCGACAGCGTCCCTCGCGGCTTGCGGGGAGCGGTCTGCTGTCTGAGTGCCCCGCCGTTCTGGTAGAAGTCGGCAAGGAACTCGAAGTTCGGGTTCAGCAATTCGAGTGCGGCAGTCGCGTAGACCGCGCAGTCAAGGGCCTCGTTGCGTTCGCGGATTTTCTTCCACGCCATTTTCACGACGCCTTTTTCAAAGTGTTTTTCAAGCACCTCAGCGGTCAACTGCTTGAAGAAGTTTTCAGAAAAGCCCCTGTCCTCCTGCGCCGCATAGTGCGCGAAGTTCGGACCAGGTTCCTGCACGGAAAGCCTGTTCATGACGAGCGACTTTCCGCTGTCAACACCGAGCGTGAAGAGCGTTGCCTTCATCGCGTTGCTCTTCGTCGGCGTGTTGATGAACGGGACACCGATGCCGCCTCGCCCCTTGATCGCGAAAACGCGCATTCGTTCTCGGGCTTTCGTGTACTGGTAGACGTTCGTTGTGTAGGTACCGTCACCAGAGTCAACGCAGGCGCAAGCGACCGAAACATGGACGCCGTTTTGCATCGAATACTGCCGCTGCAGGATTGCATCAAGCTGCTGCCATGTTCGCGGATCGTCCGGGCGGCCATAAAGCACTCGATGTTCAATGCCCCAACACTCCCGCCCGACGCCCCATCCATAGACCGTGCATTCGAGACGGTCGTGCTGAACGTCGATGCCAGCGGTCAGTAGCAAGACGCCTTCCGGGAGGACGCCGTTTGGCGGATAGCTTTCGCGCCGGTTGAACAGTTGCTCCCAGTTGTCGGCGTCAGGGTTGATTTCCTCCCAGGCCTCGCCGAGCTTCAAATTCACGAACTCCATGAGGCCGTGTTTGTCGCGGTTGTGGTTCACCGAAACGAACTCCTCCACCAGATCGTGCAAATTGACCCAAGGCGAATAGAGCGCGTTGACGTGATAGCCCTTGATCTTGCTTCCGGGGTTCGTTGCAATCCAACGACCGCTCTGCAGTAGCTTCGGGTCGGGCTTGTAAGCGCCTCTCGTGATGCAACCGCACTCTGGACAATGCATGCTTGCTGTCATCGGCAGCGCATTCCCTTCGTCGTCTTTCTGCCAGGTCACGTTTGCCCATTGCAGAATGTGTTCCTCACCGCAATGCGGGCACTTGACAAAGAAGCGACGTTGATCACTTCGTTCGTACCAGTCGTCAATCTTCGACGCGCCTTTGATGGTCGGCGTGCTGACAAGAATGATCTTTCGGTTTCCGAAGTTCTGAGTTCGCTGAATGGCAAGCTTCAGAGGGTCCCCTTCTTTCGTCACGCCGTAGCGGTCCACTTCGTCACAAAGCAGGACGCGAATCGGACGGGACGCAAGCCCCGCCGGCGAGTTCGCACCGACAAGGGCAAGGTAGCCACCGGGGAAGTGCTTCATGCGAATTGTCGTGCTTGACTTTTTCGCGGAACCGCGACCGTCCTTTCCTTCTTCGAGCTTGCCTTGCAAGCCTGGAGAGTTCTGGAACATGGGCTCGATGCGCTCCTTCGAGAACGCCTCGGCCATTTCAACGGTCGGCTGTAGCATAAGCTGAGGCGCGGGCTCCTGATCGGCGTAGTAGCCCATGATGTTCAGGAGCATCTCCGACTTGCCGAGCTGAGACGAGCAACACATGACGACGATTTCCGTGCGTCGATCCGTTGCTGAATCCATCGGCTCCTGTAGGTAGGGAGTTCGACTTGTGCGCCAAGAGCCGGCTTCTGGAGAAGTACCAGACGCAACAACGCGGAACTTGTCGGCCCACTGGCTCCCAGTCAAACGAGAGATCGGGCGACAGGCTTGCGCCCACGCCTTGGCCCAAATGCCCATGTCATCACTCCTTTGCGAAGCGCGAGTCGTTGATTGTTTTCAGAAGGTCGCGGAAGATGTCTTCAAGGACTTCTTCAGCTTCGCGCTGCGTCCGATTTTCAAGCAGCGCGGAATAACGTGTCGGCGCGGAGATCGCGAAGTTTCGGAGCATTGCTGCCGCCTCTCTCGCGTCCGCCTCAACATCGGCAACCGCTACGTACTCGCCCTTGAGCTTCTTGTATTCGAGGTCCTTGATTTTTGCGGTTGCGACCTCTTTGGCGACGCGCGCCTTGTTGAACGCCTCATTGAGATTCATCGCAGAAGCGATCTGCTTGTCGTCATCGTCGTCGCCCATGAACACGTCCGCAGTCTTTCTCGACGTGCGGCGGCTCGCCTTTTTTTGTTCTTCAGACTTGACCAGAGCCTTGAAGGCTTTAATACCTTCTTTCAACGGAATCTTTCCGTCGACGAGAGGCAGCTCGCCAGTCTTGCACTTCCCGCTTACGTATGCGGCACTACGTCCGACCTGGCGCGCAAACTCTCGCATGCTGACGCCATCGTTCGCCATGCCAACACCTCATTTTGTTTGGTACTTCCATCTTCACGCGTTCGCGCTTTCGCTTCAATACCGGCAGGCACCGGCAAGCGTAAACCGTTCACGAAAAGCGTAAAGTGAAATGTTCATGAACACCCTTTTGAAAATTGCATCTAGACCGTTTTCGGGGCTCGTCCGACCCGCATGAGTCAAAAAGCCCCGGGAGGACCCAAGCTCTCTCCGTCGCTCATTCGACGCCCCATCACTGAGCGGGCTGAGGCTGAGGTTGAGCCTGCACAGGCGCCAGGCCCTTGTCATCAGTCACAGCATCGTAGACAGCATTGCCTGCCATCGATCCTGCGAACGATCCGGCAACAGTAGACCAGAAGCCACTGTTGGAAGATGCCGGCACCTGATTCACCGTCTGGTTGATGACGGTCGTGTTCTTCTTCACAACAGTCGTGCGCTTCGGTGCATAGCTCTTCGAGCAGGACGGGAGAACGAACGTCCACCGCTGAACCCACGACCACCTCGTGCTTCCGCTGCTGTAGAAATGAAAAAGGCGACCGCAATGGCCGCCACAATAGCTTTCTTCATAGGTAACCCAAGGAATTAGAAAGGGCGAGGATTTCTCCCCGCCCCGGCCTCAGAGCAAACTGCCCTAAGGTAGCGAATGGAAACCGCGCGGGTTGCGCATCGTTGAGAGGCGTGCGCGGTGTTGTTTTCAAAACAAAAAAGCGGCATCACCGTGGAGGAGATACCGCTTTCCAGAATTGCTGATGTTTTTCCTAGGCATGGCAAAGCGAGCCTAAAAGACTCGCCCTCCAGCTCGGACACACCGGCATAATTTGATTAGTGAAGTCTATCACGGGACAGCACGTTGTGCAACATGCGAATTGCCAACATGAGATGCTGTTCGTACTTTCGTGGGCGGATGCCTACCACACGGCAGGTTATCCAGAGCGGCCGGCTCGGATTCCCATAGGCCTCCTGCAACAACCGCTTCTCTTTTGAGTCGAGCATCGCGCTCCATGCCGCCTCGATCTCCACAGCGTCATTGATGTCGATAATGCGAGGACGTTCCTTTGTGCCTTCCTCTGGCACGTAGCCGGCCTCTCGCATCACGCCGAGCATTGAACTCTTTCCACGAGGCTTTCCCTCACGCGCCCATGAACTCCAGTTCTCAAGGCGCGCTTCAAGAATTCGGCGCTCCGCTTCATCCATTCGCATGCTCCCTTTCCCATTCGTCTCGGCATTCGGCACAACACCAACGTCGAACATTTCGAACTCCCTCGACCGTTGCAGGCACTCTCTCGATCACTTCCCCGCAGTTCAAGCACAAGCTCACCACGATCGGTCTTGGTCCCTCTGGCTTTCTCTCCTCAATTGCCGCGCGCATGATCCACTCATCGCTTCTGGCGGCTCGGTCTGCATCATCCATGCTTCACCTCGTCAATAAAAACTTTTACACCCGGCTCGGGTCCGTATGCCTTTCTGGTCCGGCTGTCGATCACCTGCGAGTCGTCCTCAAAAACGATCCCGTTCATGCCGTCAAGAATCGCCTTCTGCACGTTGTCAAGGTCAGGCTTTGAGACGTGATGCTCGACACCTTGCAGAGCCGCTGTGCGGCGTTTCTTAGACCATGACGAGGGCACTGGGAAGATGGCAAGGATGTCCACACGGACCGCATTCGGCTTTTCAATCTTTCTCTTGCCGATCATGGCTTCCTTTGCTCTGGCCGTCACGAGCGCCTCATACTTGCGCGTCGTGTCCGGCGTGTACGTGTGGCCGCTGCGAGTAAAGCGCGGCCTCCCTTTTCCCTTGGGGAGTCCTTCGATTGTGAAATTCATTGCTGTCATTCCTTTTGGTTCATGTTTCGCAGAGCTGACGGGCGGCCATCTCCTTGAGTTCATCGGCTTCGGTGTCGTCCACGGGCGCCTCAGCCACCCAGAAGCCGGAGTCTGTCTCGATCCCGACGAACATCTCGCCATTTGGTCGAAAGAGTGGGCTGGAGAAACCTTCTCCAGTTCTTTGGCAGAGATAGACCGTCACGGGTTCCCCGGAGGCCGTCTCAAGTTGCCAGCTCACTTTGATTTCTTTGATGTGAATTCCTTTTGTTTCTGCCCATCGAAGTAGCCCTGCACGAAGGCTTCTCTCTTTTTGGAATTCATTCGAGCCGTGAGGCTCTGGTATTTCGCCATCGACTCACCACGCAATGCGGCAGATCGTCCGAGGCGATATTCGTCACTTTCTTTCATGACTCCTCCTTTGTTAAAAATCGATGTCGTTCTTCCGCATGCTCGGCCACGAGAGCCGGATGAACTTGCACGTTTCTTTGAGCCGGTCGTACTCCTGCTCTCCTATCGCGGTCTTCAGCAGCGCCGGATCGGCGTTGGTGATCCAGATGGTCGGAAGCTGAGTGTCGTAGCGGGCATACAAGACCTCTGAGAGAACTTCCTTTGTGATCGGCTTCGCGTCTTCCTTTGCGACCTCATCGACGACAAGCAGCGGACAGGTTTTGTAGGCTCGCTTGACGTCTGCGGTCGTCTTACCCGTCTCTCGGCAGCCCCAGGAATCGGCAACCCTCTGCCCCATCTCATGTGCCGTCGTGTAGATGCCGGCGCACTTGCTCAAGAGTTCCTGAAGCACCGCACACGCCAGATGGGTCTTGCCGGTCCCGCATTCGCCGATAAAAACCATCCCTATGCCGGACTGGCGAAGCGCGTCGAACTTTGTGATGTAGGACTCGGCGATCTTGAGCACCTTCGCTTTCTGGTCGTTCCCATCGGTTCTGAAGGATGCAAGCGTTCTGGATCGGTACTTGGTCGGGATGGCCGTTCGGTCCAGCGTCTGCTCATACGCGCGGCGCTTTTCAAGCTCTTCACGTTCCTTTCGTTCGCGCTCTTCGTCTTCTTGCCGCTTCTGCAACTGGATCGCTCGGCACTTCGGACATCCGCTCGCATTCTTGAGCTCTCCCTTCAGGTAGGTCAGGTGCGAGATATACCGCCCATGCTCTGGGCATACCCGCTCCTCTTCACCCTCGGCAAAGCCCAACAGGCCGACCAAGCCCTCTGCTTTTTTCATGTTGTTTCCCTCAATCCACAATGATCGTTACGCCGTCGTCAGCGAGTTTTTCGGTTCTGCCTTCACCTCGGCAGCAGGCCTGAAGTCGTTCTCGGTATTCAGCCGTCTGGGTGATGTTCTGCGGCTTTCGGTAGGCGTTACCGATCGCCTTCGTCAACCAGGAAGCCTTGAAGCCTGCCCAGCCATTGCCGCAACACGTCTCTACAACTTGAAGCAGCGTCATGTGAGCCTTTTCTCCTTCAGTTCGAAGAAGCTCAAGCGCTCTTTCTGTCAAGGCCATCTTCTTCAGGGCGCGAATCTCTCCGAATTGCTTCCAGAGGTCATCAGGAACTTCAGCCGGCTTTTCGACCTTGATCCACTTTTTCCAGGCTTCGCCTTTCTTGGCTCGACTTGCGTCTTGCTTCTTTCCATGTTCAGTTCTAGGTTCCTTTACTGGTTCCTTTATAGGTTCGGGTGCAAGATTTGTAAGGGGTGGGGTATCGGATTTGTTAGGGGACCCCTTCAAGATTTGCGAGGAGGGTCCTGTCGAATCTGTCAGGGGTTCACAATTTGCAAGGGGTGGTAGATTTGTCAGGGGTTCGCATTCTTTCAGCCCCTTGATCTTCTCCAGAGAAATCGTGAAGATGCGAGATCTTCCTGGCTCTTGTGAGCTTTTAACAATGCCCGACGAAACGAGCTCTTTGATCGCTCGTCTGGCCGTTGCCTCAGATACATGAGCCTTCTGAGATATGCGACTGAGCGCAGGCCAACACATTCCCCATCCCTTCTCTTTGACATCGTCCTCATTCACGTGATCACACAACGCCATCAACACCCAAAACGGAGAAGGATTCATGTCGTCACCGTGCGCAAACAGAGCTGTTGTCAAAGTCGTCGACACAATCATTCCTCATAGCGTTTCCGCATTTGTGATACAGGCGGGAAATCTGGAGAAATCGCGCACGGAGGGAGGCCAGAGATTTCACACAGCCGGCCGATCCAAGTCGGCGGGATGCGTCCCTTTTTCCTCCAGATAGAAACGTTCGACTTATCGATACCGAGTCTTTCTGCGAGTTGAGTCGCCGTCAGACCAGATACGCTAAGAACGAGATTAACCGGATTGACATTTTCGTCAACCATCGAAGCCTCCTTGTCACCAAAAGTTGACGACAGTATAACTCAAAACCGAGAATATGGGTCAACTAAGGTTAACTGACATTTGCATGCGAGTGGTTTACTCTGTTTCAACAGGAGGGCAACTTATGTCTAATTTCTCCGAGAAACTTCGGCTACTTCTTGATGCGAAGCACCTGACTCCAACTGAGCTTGCATCAAAAATTCCGTGTTCCAAACAAACCGTTTACGCCTGGCTAAAAGGGGTCAAAGAACCCGGGAGAAAACTCCCGCAGCTCGCCAAAGCACTAGGTGTTTCAGCAGACTCGCTGATGTTTGATGGCGATGAGGTCTTAGGCGCACACTGTGTCAACGAATATTTCGAAGACACTTCTGTCCTTCCAGATGACGTTGTGGTCATCCCTGAATACAAACTGACCTTCGCGGCTGGTGACAACACAGGGGAACCAACGTGGGAAGAAATCAACGACGCAGACCCGTTCTGGTACAAGAGGAGCTTTTTTATCAAACATCACACCCAGCCCGAGCGTTGCCGACGCTCATCCGTCTCCGGCGACAGCATGGAACCCTTGCTCTATGATGGAGACAAGATTTTATGGATCAAGGAACTGGACCCGTCATGTGTGGACGTCAAAGATGGCGCTGTCTACGTGATTGGCGTTTCAGGGAACCTGCGAGTCAAACGTCTGTCACGCCTCATCGACGGCACGCTAATCGTCCGTTCTGAAAATCCTGCCTACCGAGAAGAAGTTATCCCACCAGATCAACAGACCGGCATCCGCATCTACGGCCGCGTCATTGAAGCCACCAGAACAAGAGGCTTCGACTAATCACCAGACTTTCCCCCACTTTTCATTACAAGCCCGCTTCGTGCGGGCTTTTTTGTTGACTTTTGTTTAATCCAAATCAACAAAAGGCGCAAAAACCTTTCGCCTTTGGTTAACCTCACCTTGCCACACCAGTCAACTTTAGTTAAACTACGTTCAATACTTAAGGCGGCACGTTTTCGTCTTAAGATGACCGGAAAACGCGGACGCGAGGTGGCAGACGTTGAGAGGCGTGGAGCGGCGGACGTAGCTGGTGCAGCCGAGAGAGGCAGAGGTCACGAAGACCCGAGCGGTTGCCTGCGGAAAACGCGGGACCGTGCACAGCAGAAAGTCGATTCAAGCGTTCTTGCGCATGTGTTCAATGCGTAGGGGACTGGCGCGAGAGCGCTTGGATGGACTTTCATAAAGATCACAGCCGTCTCGCGGGCACCCGCAAAGAGCGACACGCGGGACGGCTTATCAGGAGAACACAATGACGGACAAGGACAAGCTCGACTACCTCGAGTACATCAAAGACTTCATGGATGAGGCCGCTAAGGCCTACATCCGGGGCGACGACGATGCGTACATCGGTGCACTCAACTCCGCTGACGCCCTTCTGACTGGTTTGCTCAACGATGACGACGAGGAGGACGAAGAATGAGTCGCAGCGACTTCGACGCCAGACTGGCGCATCACCTCCGTTCGATCGGTCGCGAGACCTGCAGAGAAGCTGATGTCCACGAGTTCGCTCTCGTGTGCATCAAGAACGCTGCAGACCTCGCCTTCTACATGAAGACCGAGCCAACGGTGATCTACTGCCCCGATGCAGAGAAGTACGAACAGGTCGCCTGCAACGTCCAGTGCGTCCTGGACGAACTTCCGTAACGACTTCGAGGGCAAACGGCTTGACGCAGATATGAGCCGGTTCGTTCCTGTCGCACTGTGCCGCGACACTCCGACGAATCCCAAAGCCGGGGCATCTGCAGACGAGAGGCTTTTGCGTTCACCCAGGCTCCCTCACCCACCACAAACCCAAAAGACATTCACGCGCCCTTGCCCGTGCCATCACGAGCCGGCAGTTCTTCCGAGCGAGGGCGTCTGAATGTCTTTTCTTTTTTTGGAGGCGTCATGAAGCGCTTTATCTCCTACCTTGACGGTCTCGCACGTCGCACGTATCTCGGCACCGACGGCACTGAGCCTCATCGCCCCGGCTTCGTTGGCTCCCTCATCGAGGGCCTCGAAGGCCTACTCGGTTTTTTCGGCCTGGTGATCTTGCCGGCCATGGCGGCCGCAACCCTCTACCACTGGTTTTTTGACTGAGGAAAACGCCAATGAAAGCGGAACTTCGAAAAACCCTGAGACCCCGTGAAGTCGAGTACCTCACGCTCGTCGCAAAAGGGCTAAGGCGTCGAGAAATCGCCGAAGTCATGGGCATTGCGACAACCACCGTCAAGTCCCACCACGAAGAAGCGTTGCGAACACTCGGCGCGAGAACGGCTGCCGAGGCGGTCTACGAAGCCTTCCAAAAAGGCATCTTCAAGGCAACCAAATGAGCTACTCCGACCCCGTAAAGACAATCGAACACATACCACCCGACTTCGACATGAAACGCAAGACACCAAAGCGACCGCTCGAACAGCGGAAGAAAGCAAAGCAGGCTCGGCAGAACGTCGAGCCTTTTTCATGTGAACAACCATCGTTGATCTGGAAGGTCGTTGTTCTCGTAGGAGCGCTTGCGGTTAGTGCCGGAGCACTCATTCAAGGAGTTTTTAGATGACAGCAATCAAGACTGCTGAGATGGCACGCGATGACTGGCTGCAAGAGCGCAGCAAGGGCATCGGCGGTTCAGACGTTGCAACCGTCCTCGGCCTCAACCCTTACAAGACGCCGCTGAGCTTGTGGGAAGAAAAGACCGGCAAGACCAAAGGCTCCCCGGCAGGCGAAGCGGCCTACTGGGGAACGACTCTAGAGGACGTTGTCGCGAAAGAGTTCAGCAAGCGCACCGGCATGAAGATTCAGCGCGTGAACTTCCTTCTTTCGACCGGCGAAGACGGGTGGATGCGCGGCAACATCGACCGAGCGATCGTCAACGAACAGATTGCCAAAACGGTCCGCGTCAACAAGCCCGCGAAGGCAGCCGAAACCGGCCTCATGCTTTCGACGGACGTCGGCCTCGAGTGCAAGACCGCCAACGCCTTCATGGCTGACAAGTGGGGACCTTCGCAGGAAGATGAGATCGTGTCCGGCAAGGTCGTCACCGAGCACCAGATTCCGCTCTACTACGAAACGCAGATTCAGTGGTACATGGCGGTGACGGGCATCAAGAAGTTCTATGTCGCTGTTCTCATCGGCGGTCAGGACTTCCGAATGTACGAAGTGCAGCGCGATGAGGACGTGATCAAAGCCATCGTCGAAAAGTGCCGCGCCTTCTGGTTCGAGAAGGTCCTTGCTGACGTCGCCCCTGACCCCATCAACGTCGACGACATCAAGAAGCTCTATTCCCGAGACAACGGCGAGCTGAAAGAAGCCAGTAACGACGAAGCTGCCGACATAGGCGAGCTCCGAACGATCAAAGAACAGATCAAAGAGCTTCAGGAGCAAGAGAAGGCCGTCGCCTCTCGCGTGATCCTCGCCATTGGTGAAAAGACCGGGCTCACGATCGGCGGTCAAAAGGCCGTCACCTACAAGGCGCAGAACAGCACTCGCTTCTCCTCTACCGCCTTCAAGAAAGAACACCCTGACCTGTACGCAACTTTCGTACAAGTCACCCCCACCCGAATCCTTCGACTCGCTTAACAAAAAGGAAACTCATGTCAACAACTGATGTTCTCAAGTCGCAGGTCGCACCTGCCGCCGCACAGACCGCCGTCGTGCAACAGGTCAAAGCCGCAACCGTCATCGACGTCGTGCGCTCGAAAAAGTTTCAGGCTCAGATGGCCCTGGCACTTCCGAAGAGCATGACTGCTGATCGCCTGACGCGCATCGTCATGACTGAGTGCCGCAAGGCACCGGCTCTTCTGAAGTGCGCCCCTGAGAGCTTTTACGGCGCAGTCCTCCAGTGCGCTGCTCTCGGCCTTGAGCCCGGTTCCGCGCTCGGGCATTGCTACCTGCTGCCCTTCGGGAATGGCAAAGACAAGTCTGGTCGTCCGAACGCCCAGCTCATCATCGGCTACCGAGGAATGATCGACCTCGCACGTCGATCCGGCCAGATCGTCAGCCTCTCCGCATACTGCGTGCACGAACAGGACACCTTCAACTACAAGCTCGGTCTTGATCCGGACATCGAGCACATCCCTGCATCGGTTGCGGATCGAGGAAAGGTCACTCACGTCTATGCCGTCGCGAAGCTCAAGGGCGGCGGAGTTCAATTCGAGGTTATGTCTCGCGCCGAGATTGAAGCTGTGCGCAAGACCTCAAAAGCCGGCACCTCTGGCCCCTGGTCCTCGCATTGGGACGAGATGGCAAAGAAGACCGTCATTCGTCGCCTCTTCAAGTATCTCCCCGTCAGCATCGAGGCCGTCCGTGCCGTCGAGATCGACGAGAAGTCGGACCGTGGCGAGGCCGTAACGCAGCAGGACTTCATCGAAGGCGAGTTCATCGAGAAAGGCACCGCTGCAGAGCAGTATCTCGAAGCCCCGGTCGTTGACGACGAAATCCACGAAAACAATTAACCCATTATCTCTACAAGGAGAAGCTCATGCTTAAAAAAGCAACCTCCCATGAAATCATCCGGTCCGCTCTGTTCGACATCAACAATCAGTATGACAACCGGATCGACGACATCGACACTTCTCTCCTCGTCGAATCTGCTCTCTTGATCGCCTTCGATAGCCACAAAAGCGAACACAAGGAAGTCCTCCAGAATATCGCCCATTCCGTCTGCAACTACGCACTCACAATCGAGCGCGCCAAAATCGAAAGCGACGAGATCAGCGCTCTGTTGTTTTCTTATGACGACACTGAAGAAAACGCTGAAGAAGAGGAGGAGTTCGACGAACAACCCACAGCTGAAACGGTGCCCGCCGAACAGACGACCGCGTTTGATCCAGAAGCGTTGAAAAAGATCGCCGGTACGTCAATGACTGTTGAAGACAACGGCGACATTCGCTTGAGCTTCAAGCACCAGTAACCCACTCATGCCCCGCCTCGTGCGGGGCTTTTTGTAAGGAAGATAAGGAATGACGCAATGGAAAACGTATCCGGACACGACGCCGCCGCGCGGCTTGCCGCTCAGGCTCGAAGTCAAAGAAAAGGATCAAAACACTGGCACGCCGGAACCCTACTTCGGCAAGACCCTTTTTCAGGGGTTTGCGGTTTTCGACGGCCAAGACTTCATCCCGTTCAGCTCGTTCCACCGGCTGCCGATTTTTTGGGACGGCCGGCTAAACGCCTTTGGGCATAAGGATGTGACCGCCCGATATGCACCGTGGGAGGACGAAGAATGAGTCAGACAGTAAAAATTGATGAGGCCGCTCAGGCCGCGATTGCCGAGATCGTCGGCATGCCGTGGGTAAAGGAATACTACGACAACACGCTTGACGAGGATCGTGACTTTCTAGCGCTTATCGAAAGGCACGGGGCCTCTGTAAGAGTCCTAGTCAAAGAAGGGGGCTATATCGCCGACATGTGGCACTTCGAAGCCGAGCAAATCGGCCAAGCGATTCTGCGTGCGTCGACGGACGCAAAGGCTTTCCAGAAGGCTCAAACGGAGTGGGCAGGGGTACAGATGCAGCGCCTCAACTGCGAAATTACTGGCTCTCAGAATATGTGGGGCTACGGATTCTACGTGAACGGCAGGCATTATGAAGTCAACTTCACGACGAACGAGAAAGCCCGCACCTGCATCATCTTGAACCAAGCAGCAAAACCGATCTTCCAGAAAGTGACCGATGACGTGAGCAAGGTTTCGCAAGACGATGCTGCACTCGTGCTCAAGACGTTCCTGCTATCGAAGATCAAGGAGGGCGAGGAATGAACCCGCAAACCATCAATGCGATGGAGATCGTAATGCTGACGATCTTCGTCGTCCTTCGCATAGCAGGCACTTGCTTCATCGTCTGGGCGCTCGCGACGTCAGGCATAACCGTCGGGTACAAGACGATCCTCATCGCACTGGCACTTCTTGTCGGACTTGGTTTCGGTCTCAAGTACCAAAACCCGAATGCACCGTGCGATCCGCAACACTGCATTTTCAAGGAAAACAAGGAATGAAAGCCAAGAAAAAGCGGACAAAGAAATACAACCCGAAGAAACACCGCATCGGCTACCTCGACATGCTCGACATCTCGGCGAACAAGGGACTATCAGACCGCGCAGCCGCCAGCATCGAGCTCGACTACCGCATTCACCTGCAGTCCTTCAGAACGGAGCCCACGTATGAATCGTGGGCTTATTTGATTGGGCTTCTACTTCTAGCTGACCGCCTGTCCTACGACCTCGAAGAAGGCGAAGAGTTCAGGTGTGAGATTGAGCCGGCATGGCGTCAGGTCGATGCCGCCTGGCGCATCTGGCAAGAGAAGCACGTTATTGCGAAAGAAAACCTTCTGCATGCAGAAGCCCTGTTGCAGAGCCTGATCGAGCTATTCAAGGGCTTCACCTACAAAGAGATGGACCAGGCTCTTCACTACGTGATGAAGCATCACCTGAAGCCGGTCCGTGTCATGAAAGAGGAAGGACTGATCGAATGAAGTACCGAGTGCGCGATGAAAAAGCGCGAAGAAAACTAGAGACGTTGTCCGGTGGCAAATTCCACGAGCGTCTGAACAAGTATGCAGCCTCCTTTGCGGATGCTCACAAAGCCGGTCGCGTGACGGATCAGGAGTTTGCCGAGGGCATCACGGTCGGCATCTGGATAGGCGCCTGCCTCGCGCACGTCCGGATCGAGTGGCAGGACATTGAAGAGATCAAGGAGCAGGAATGACTAACCAAGACAACGAGCGGTGGCGCCCATTCAAGGAAGAGCGTCTGGAACGCGGGCACTACCAGATCAACCTCGTCCCTCGTGACGGCCACAAAGGATTCTGCATGTACGCGTACTTCAACGGACGGGACTGGTTCGACGAGCACAATCGACAGCTGGACGTCAGCAGGTATCAGCTTTCTTTCCGTCCTTGGTGTGAGGACTACGAAGAATGATCGACGAAGAACTGAAAGACATTGCCAGACACTACGGGCGAGACCATCAGACGCTCAAGGCTGCCGAAGAGTTCGGAGAGGCTGCAACTGCGGCTTCACGTCTTGCGCTCGCCCGACAGGCCGAAGCATCCGGCGGCAAGTACCGGTGCATCACCGTGCTTGAAAACGACCTTGCAGAGGAATGCGCCGACTGCCTCGTAATGATCAGTCAGCTCCGCATTCTGATTCCCGGCTTCAGCGCCAAAGTCGACCGGGTAATGCACGAAAAGATCGAACGACAAATCAACCGAATTTCAAAGGAACAACAATGCTGAACATCAACGAAGTGACCATTTGCGGCTGCCTTGGCCGCGACCCTGACATCCGATATGGGACGAACAACCTCGCTTTCGTTTCCCTGGCCGTCGCCACAAACCGTAGAGTGAAAAACGCGGACGGTCAATACGAAAACGTCACAGACTGGAACACCGTCGTCGCCTTTGGCAAGACTGCCGAGACGATTGCCGAGTATCTGCACAAGGGTTCGCCGATCTGGGTACGTGGCCGTCTTCAAACGAGAAAGTACAAAGACAAAAACGGCGCCGACCGATGGGTGACAGAAGTCATCTGCGAGCACTTCCAGTTCGTCCAGAGTGCGAAGGATCGAGCACAACAGCAACAGGCCGAACCGGCAAGACGTTCACGCGTGCAAGAACAAGCCCAGACCTATGACGACGGCGAAGTACCGTTTTAAGGAGAACCAATGACCGAAATCATCGCACTGAGTGCGGCAACCATTGGCGGCGAAGAAATTCAGACCGTCAACGCGCGTGACCTTCATGCGTTCCTCGGCGTCAAGACCGAGTTCAAGGACTGGATAGCTCGTCGCATCAAAGACTTCGGCTTTGTCGAGAACACGGACTTTTGCTCATTTTTGAGCGAAAGTTCTGGCGGTCGTCCGAGCAAGGAATTTTCCGTTTCCCTCGGCATGGCAAAAGAGCTGGCGATGGTCGAACGAAACGCGAAAGGCAAGCAAGCCCGCCTCTACTTCATCGAGTGCGAAAAAATCGCAAAGGCCAAGGCTACCGCTCCGGCGCTACCGGACTATCCAACGGCGCTGCGACAGCTCGCCTCTTCATTGGAGAAGCAAGCTGCGCTTGAACACAAGGTCGCGGAGGACGCTCCGAAGGTAGCCTTTGCTGAGACAGTCGAAGCGTCCTACGGTGACATGCTCATCAGAGAAGCCGCCAAGACGCTCGGCTATCCAGCGACGCTTCTCTTTGACTGGCTACGCGCACACTCGTGGATCACAATGAAAAATGAACCTTACGCGGACCGCGTGAAGCAAGGCGTCCTGCGCCCTCGCGTGTCGAACTTCACGCACCCGGAAAAAGGACTGAGCGTGTCGATCACGGCGCACGTTACTCCGAAAGGGCTGTACAGGCTTTATCAGGCACTCCTGAAAGAAGGAAAGGTCACCAGGAATGAAAGACTTGAACAAACAGCAGGATGATGAAAAAATGATGACGGCGTCCAACAAGATTCGCGACGGCATGCGTTTTCGCGAGATGCTCTTTGATCCGGCAGTTCCTGACTATGCATTTCTAACGCGAGATGAAGTCATCGCCGCCTTTGATACATCAGAGCCGACACTTCGACGTTGGGCATTGGAAAGCGGCTTCCCGGACCCTGTAGCCTATCCAGGCATTACTGCGTACCCCATCGCAGCTCTACGCGAGTTCCTGAGTCGCGTAGCCAGAGAATCTCGCAACGCCACAAGCAAAAAAAAACGTTAGTCTTCTTTTTTTCGTCGGTGGGTCTTTTGGTGGGTCTTTTGACATTAAAGCCTCTACAACCGTTGCTACGCCTTAATTCATGAATTCCTCCCCTTCCGCCAAGATTCAGAAAGGCAGGAAGCTTCGGCTTCCTGCCTTTTTTCATGCGTGCGGCGGCGTCCCGGCACATCCCGCATGCCGTCTGCAGTTTTTTCAAACGTTTCTTGACTTTTTCAAAAAACTCAGGCATACTTCATCTCCTCAGCAAATTCGACGTGTCGACAAAGCCAATCACCACGGCCGGCATGTTCGCTGAGCACCTATGGAAGGGTGGCAGAGTGGTTGAATGTACCGCCCTGGAAAGGCGGCATACGGAAA